TGCCGTGGTTGTTCGCCAGTCCATCAATTGTTTCGCTCACGGGGGAGCGAATTGCGGTCGCTACACTGCCAGAAGGGCCAGTGACACAGCCGAGAGCAAAGGCGTGACCTGCCCCAAACAGGCTAGTGAGTCGACGCGGAGGCTCAACATTTGACTGTCGCCCCTGGATGTATATGCCCTTAGAGACAGGGCCTGTATACACCCGGGGGAAGGACTCCATCATTGCCAGGGTGGTCGGGATAGCCGGAGCACTATCACACATTTCTGAGAAGTAACCAACGCCTGGGAAGTGGTAGGCGATACTGAGATCAGAGGAGTTGCCAGCGGCATGAACAGCAGTCATTGTTCCTTTGCGGTACAATTGAGCTGTCACATCGTGAACCTCAACAGCGATGCCAATTAGCCGAGAAGGCACATAGGCATCAAATGCGGTCCCCCTAGAAGCCACCACCGTTGCATTCCCTGCAGGAATGTTACCCAGGTGGGGCTCGTGTGGAGCAGAGGACCTCAAGATCATAAGAGGCCGAACATTAAAAGCCGAGTTGGTGATAGCACTATGATCAAAGGTGGCAAGACTATCAGAGTCCGGCCCGTGAAAACCGGTGTAGATAATCGCAACCGAATCATCGTCCAACGTCGGTGAGACAGTGTACGCAGTGTTATGAACGCGGACATAAGAGCGGCCGGTACTGAGGTCAGGCGCGCCTTCATGTTCGAGAACAGCGTCATGATAAGGGTCAAGCGTAGCCGTAAGCCACGTTTGAGCAGATTTAGGGATCTTGGACATTTCGTCGTGTTGTAGTTGTTTGTTCCAAATTGTTTATTGAAAACACGACCCCGTGGCGCCCCACCCCAGGTTTACTGGTGCGTGGCGTAAACTCGGGACTTCACCCAGACGTCCCGCATCCATGGTTCAAAGGCGTTCTGAAACGCCCCCCGCTCTTCGACCAGAATATCCCAAGAAGGCCGGTAATGAGCCGCCGACTTCACGAGGTCATCTGCAGAAACGATCTTCTCAAGATACGCCTTGATGACTTCGACTTGTTCTGATATTCCGGGACTGTTGTGGTCACTCTGTTCTATTGCTCTTATTTTGAGAAGGAGACGGGGTAGCTGGAACTTCTCAGGAACAGAGTGGGAAAGCATCGTTAGTTTAGGAACACACCTATCGGGGTCCGCCATTGAATTTGGAGAACCCCACATGAAGTGCCTGGCGAGGAAGGTGAACGGAGTTCCGGGCGAGACGATCTTGGCGGTCATTTTGAACCCATGGTCAGTGGCTGTCTTGATGATTTTCTTGACACTCTCTGGCTTGACGAATGCAATTCCATCATCCCCTCCAAAGAAGCACCACTGGGATGCGACTTTGGGGCCGAGGGCATCAGCAAACACTAACCAAT